GGCGTTGTGGCGATCGCTGAGCCGCTCTCCTGGGGACCCTGTGAGGTCATTCAGACGATCATTCCGGGCGAGGACTTAACGCCTTACATTGGATATGACGTCACGAGTGAGAAGGCAATGTTCCTGCGGGAGATGATGAAAGGCAGTGATACGACTCCGGGTCCGATCAAGATCCTTCTGTATCGTCCAAAGGGAACCGACGGAGCCAAGGCAACCGGAACGATCGGAACATTGACGGTGACAGCATTGTACGAGGGAATCCGCGGTAACGATATCACAATGATCGTTCAGGAAGATCCGGACGCGGAGAGCACCTATGTAGTCTCTACCGTTGTGGATGGACGTACCGTAGATGAACAGACTGTCACAGAAATCTCCGGGCTTACAGCGAATGCCTGGGTCACATTCTCAGGAACGGGAAGTGCCTTCACGAAGACAGCAGGAACGGCGCTCACAGGAGGCAAGGACCCGACGATCGCCAATGCAGATTACTCTGCATTTCTGACTGCGCTTGAAAAGTATAGTTTCGATGTTGTGGTATACGACGGGGCAGAGCAGGTCGTTATCCAGGCATACGCATCCTTCGTGAAACGTATCTCGGAGCGCGTGGGACGCAAATGCCAGGCAGTTATGGCGGCAGCGGAAGAAAGTAACAGTGAGTGGGTGATCTCCGCAGGAAACGGTGTCAAGCTTTCTGACGGCACGGTTCTGACACCGCAGCAGGTGACTTGGTGGCTCGGTGGAGCAGAAGCCGGCGCCCCGTATAATCAGTCTCTTACATACGCCAGATATCCGAACGCGGTGGAGGCAAACCCGAAGTTTACCGACACAGAGATCGAGGAAGCAATCCAGAAGGGCAAGATCGTGTTTATCGATACCTTTGACACTGTCAAGGTATGCACAGATATCAACACCCTGACAAGCTTCACGGTGGATAAACAGAGCTGCTTTGCAAAGAACCGCGTGATGCGTGTCCTGAACCAGTTCTGCAATGATGTTTATAGGCAGTTTTCCCTGTATTACATCGGGAAGACCAACAATAACGACGATGGAAGAAATCTTCTGAAGGGCTGGATCGTTGGATATTTAAATGAGATGCAGGCAAACGGCGGCGTGCAGAACTTTGTTCCGGATGATGTGGAAGTCCTAGCCGGAAACGAGATCGATGCCGTTGTTGTAAACGTAGCGATCCAGCCGGTGGACAGCATTGAGAAGATCTACATGACAGTAAATGTGTCTGTTAATTCGGACAATGAGTAAGGAGGTGTAAGATATGGCAATCAACGAAGGATATTTACTCGCACAGGATTCCTACCGCGGCGCGGCCGGAAAAGCGTTTACTGTGATCAATGGAAGCAATGAGCTTCTGTTTGGACTGAAGAAATTTAACTCCAGCGCTGAGATCCAGACGGGCGAGTTTAAGGTTGTCGGAGCGCTGACAGAACAGGAAAAGGTCAAAGGATTAAAGTATTCCGGATCAGCTACGATCTATTACGGAACCCCGACGTTTTTAACTTTGTTATCGGAGTTTAAGCGTACCGGAAAGTTCCCAACGATCAACTTCCAGATCACGAACGATGATCCATCCTCTTCGTTGGGTACCCAGACCGTTGTGCTCTATAACGTCATCTTAAAGAAGATCCCGATCGCGGTCCTGGATGATTCTGCGGAGAGTCTTCAGATTGATATCGAGTTCACGTTCAGCGATTTCGAGGTACTGAAATCGTTTAACAGCCAGCCGTCTCAGTTAGGTAAATAAGGAGGACAAGTTTATGGGAAATTTAGGAGCATACTTAAGACCGGTTCCGGCCGGAAAGACGAAAGAGTTTTATCTGGAAAACTTTAAGGATGAAAAAGGGGAGAAGATCCCGTTTGTTGTAAAAGCGATCACACCGAAGGAAAACGATGGGATCGTAAAAAGAAACACTGTAAAAGGTGTTTTTAACAATGCGACTTATATAAATGAGATGATCGTGACCTGCATGGAGACACCGAATCTCAAGGATGCAGAGCTTTGCAGTTTCTATGGTGTCATGGACCCGACAGAGGTGCCGGGTCTCATGTTCACGATCGGGGAAAAGAATCTTGTCATGGATGCGGTTTCTGAGATCAACGATGTCAAGATGGCAAGCGAGCTGAAGAATGCCGCAAAAAACTTTTAGAGGGAGGAGACTGGGAGACAGAAACAAGCTATTTTGCTTTTGTCTCCCTTGGAATCTTCCCGGAAGACTTTGAGAAACGGCCATTGAGGGAAAAGATTCTTATGTTTACAATGATGGACCGGTTGTCGAAAGAGATGAAAAACAAGTGAGGAGGCGATGTGAATGGGTAAAATACAGGAAAATCTTGTTTTGACGGATGAATTTACGGCTGCATTCACCCGGTTCTTAACGCTTGGTGAGTCAGCAGTGGGAGCAACTGAAAGGATCAACAACTCCATCAATATGATGGGGCAGTCTGCCAATACGATCGCGGCAGCCGGTTTTAATACCCTGGATCAGAAGATCACGGAACTCAGCGGAAAAATCCAGGAACAGGGAGCTGCCCTTCAGGCATTGGGAGACACGGCCAACAGTATTAGTGGAAAAGGTTTTGACCAGATGACAGCAGCAATCAAGGAAGGCAATTCCGCATTGATCGATACGATCGAAAACCAGTCACGTCTGGGACGAGAGACACAGAAGACAAATGACCAAGCGAGCAAACTCCTGAGTACGATCAAGAGGATTGCCGCGGCCGCCGGTGTGACAACACTGGTCCGTAGTTTCCTGGATTTCTCTGACACCCAGGCTCAGATCAACGCTCGCTTAAACCTCATGAACGACGGCTTTCAGACAACGAATGAACTGAGTGAGATGATCTATCAGTCGGCACTGCGCTCCAAAGCGGCTTATTCCGATACGGCAGACGCAGTCGGAAAGATGGGGCTGAATGCCGGAAATGCATTCTCTTCGAACCAGGAGCTGATCGCATTCACGGAGCAGGTGAATAAGCAGTTCAAGATCGGCGGTGCGTCGGCTCAGGAACAGAGCAATGCGATGGTGCAGCTTACCCAGGCGATGGCGGCTGGTGTCCTGCGAGGTCAGGACTTAAACTCCATTCTGGCGGCGGCTCCGGGAATCGCCAGGACCATCGAGGAGAGTATGGGATGGGCGTCCGGATCCATCAAGCAGTATGCGGAGGACGGAAAAGTCACAGCTCAGGTTGTAAAGAATGCGCTGCTTGATATGGCGGATCAGACGAACCAGAAGTTTGAATCGATCCCGATGACGTTGTCGGATGCGATGACGCAGGCGCAGAACATCGTCCAGCATGAAGTAAAGCAGATGGCACAGTCCTGGAATGATTTTATTCAGACAGATCAGGGACAGGAGGTCCTCGGTGAAGCGATCTCGCTGCTGTCCGTGATGGCTCAAGTCGGAACGGATGCCCTGTCAGGGATCGGATCGGCGGCACTTTTTGTTGCCGACAACATGGATATGATCCTTCCGATCCTGGCGGCCGTGGGGCTGGGATTCCTGCTTGTGAAGGCACAGGCGGTCCAGGCAGCGCTTGGAAGTGCAGCAGCGGCAGGAATTCACATGGCTTCGTGGGCGGTCGCGAACTGGCCGATTCTGCTCCTGGTGGCATTGTTTGCGGGAGCATTGATCGCAGCACAGCAGTTTGGAATCGGGATGCAGGAAGTCGGCGGCTGGGTCGGACAGGTCTTCGGAATGACCTACGCAGTTGGCTACAATGTATTTGCCACACTCTGGAATGTGATCGCTTCGTTTGCAGAGTTCTTCGCGAATGTATTTAACGATCCGGTTGCTGCTATTGCACATCTGTTTTCGAATGCATTGGATACAATCCTCAGTATGGTAGAAACTGCGGCAGGTGCGATCGATGCACTGACAGGTTCTCATCTTCAGGGGGCTGTGAGTGGCTTCCGCGGAAAACTATCTGGCTGGGTAGACGATACCTTTGGAGAGAATGCAATCCAGATAAAGCGGATGGCAAACCTTGATATCGGTGCTACAGCGGCAGAATGGGGAAACTACGGGGCAAATCTCGGTTCCAAACTGGACAATCTGGATCTTGATATTGGAAAACTCGCGGGAAGCTTCAACGACCTGGACCTTTCCGGCGGAAACAATATCGATAAGGTCGCGAAGGTTGGAAAAGTCGGCAAGGTGGATGATATCAAATTGTCAGATGAAGATCTGAAAATCTACCGGGATCTTGCGGAACGACGGTATATGAATAAGATCGAGCTGAAGACTCTGGCACCGGAAATCAATGTGTCGATTCCGGAATCAGCGGGTGGAAACCTGACGGCCAGTCTGCGGGGTGCGCCGCACCAGCT